TTACACTTACTTTTAACTAGAAGAGGTAGTAGATATTATTTGCCTGATTTTGGTACAAGATTATATGAGTTTATTTTTGAACCACTTGATGGGGAAACATTTGAAAGTATCAAGGCCGAAATTGAAGAACAGGTAGCTAAGTATATTCCAAACCTATTAATAAATAGTATCACAATACAACCATATGTTGAGACAGATGAAGTTGCAGGACAACTCAATTACGAATTGTTAGGTCAGGCTAGTATATTTAGAGTACCTGGCGCGAATACCGCAGAATACACTGCAAAAATAAAAATTGATTACACAGACGAAAATAAGGCCTTCGGTGGAAGAGAATTTGTCATTATAAATATTTAACTATGGCTAATCAAAAAATTAATTATACAAATAGAGATTTTGCTGGATTAAGACAGGACTTAATCAATTACACAAAACAGTATTACCCTGAGTTAATACAGAATTTTAATGATGCATCCATCTTTTCTGTTTTGATGGATTTAAATGCTGCTATTGGTGACAACCTACATTTTCATATTGACAGAAGTATACAAGAAACAGTATTACAATATGCCCAACAAAGGTCTTCTATTTATAACATTGCAAGAACATATGGGTTGAAAATACCGGGGTACAGACCTTCAGTTGCTGTGGTTGATGTCTCTATAGTTGTACCACCACTTGGTGATAGTGAAGATTATAGATATTTAGGTATTTTAAGAGCGGGTTCACAATTTAATGGAGGAGGTAATACCTTTGAAACTGTTTATGATATTGACTTTTCAACACAATATAATCAAGAAGGTTTTGTAAATAGAACCAAAATACCAACATTTGATGCTAATAATAAAATAGTCAATTACGTTATAACAAAAAGAGAAGTCGTTGTTAATGGGACAACAAAGGTATTTAAAAGAGTAATAAACCCATCTGATGTAGTTCCGTTTTTTGAATTCTTTCTTCCTGAAAGAAACGTTTTAGGTGTTACATCTATTATACAAAAAGACGGGACTAGTTATCCTAGTATACCTACATATTCAGAATTTTTAAGTGACCAAGGAAGATGGTATGAAGTAGATGCCCTTGCAGAAGATACGGTATTCATTGAAGATACGACTAAACCAACAGATAGTGCCGGTATTAAAGTTGGAAAATATATTAAAACAGAAAATAGGTTTATAACAGAATACACCCCTGAAGGATTTTTAAGAATACAATTTGGTGGAGGAACAACAACACCAAATCAACAATTACAAGAGTTTGCTCGTAACGGTATTAAATTAGACCTTGGAAATTACCAAAATAATATAGGTCTTGGATTAACAGTACAACCAAGTACAACAATCTTTGTACAATATAGAATTGGTGGTGGTATTTCTACAAATGTCGGAGTTGGAGTAATTAATCAAATAGGAACAATTGATTTTGCTGTGAATGGGCCATCTGATGCTATAAATACGAATGTTCAACAATCATTGGCGGTAACTAACGTGACCGCAGCAATTGGTGGGGCTAATCCACCGACAACAGAAGAAGTTAGAAATATGGTGTCGTTTAATTTTGCAGCACAAAAAAGAGCGGTTACAGTTAGTGATTACAAATCATTAATAGATACGATGCCAGGAAAATTTGGGGCACCTGCAAAAGTAGCAATAACTGAAAAAAACAACAAAGTTACAGTCCAACTTTTATCTTATGACACATCAGGTAAACTAACACAAGTTGTTCCTAACAATTTAAAGAGTAACTTAGCAAATTACTTATCAAAATATAGAATGGTTAATGATTATATTTCTATTGATGTTGCAAAAGTTATTGACTTGGAGTTTGAGATATTTGTTGTATTGGAGTCAGATAGAAATCAAGGTCAAGTAATTACAGAAATCATTAATTCAATAACCGATTATATGGCACCTGGTAATAGGGAAATGGGTCAAAATGTAAATGTATCGGACATTAGAAGATTGATACAAAACACAGGCGGTGTTTCCACATTATCTGATTTAAAAGTTTATAATAAAGTTGGTGGTCTTTATTCTTCTTCAGAGACATCACAAAAATACGTTAATAAAACAACAAGAGAAATCTCATTAATTGACGATACTATTTTTGCAGAACCTTCACAAATATACCAAATAAGATTTGATAACAAAGACATTAAAGTAAGAGTTAAAAATCTTAAAACGGTGGACTTCAGATAAGATTGTTTATTTTGTTGAATTTACGTCTATTTTTAAAAATAGGAACATAACTATTTATTTTAAAAAAGACCAATGACCAAAAGTTATAGGATAAGAACAACACCTGGTGTTGACAAAAATATACGTGTAAATTTAAACCAAGACTTTGATTTTTTAGAAATTTTATCTTTAAAAATAAGACAAGATGAGGTTTATACTAGGTTCTGTGCTGACTATGGTGTAATTGCAGGAAGAGTAATCGTGAATGGTGGTTACGGAGTACCAAACGCTACGGTATCTGTCTTTGTACCACTACAAATGGAAGACGAAGACGATGTTGTAATATCAACACTATACCCATACAAAACAGTTGACCAAAAAAACGAAGACGGGTATAGATATAACCTTTTACCTTATAGAAAAGAATACAACGGACACGCACCAACAGGAACATTTCCTGACAGAGAAGATGTCTTAACAAGAAAAGAAGTATTAGAAGTATACGAAAAATATTATAAGTTTACTGTAAAAACAAACGAGAGTGGTGACTTTATGATTATAGGAGTACCACTTGGTGTTCAGACAGTTGTTTTAGATTTAGACCTTTCAAATATCGGTTGTTTTTCATTAAGACCTGCCGACTTTATAAGAGCGGGGTTAGCTGGTCCTGAACAATTTAACGGAGACCAATTTAAATCATCAACAGATTTAGGTTCATTACCACAAATAGTAAACATAAAAACAGATGCGGATATAACACCATTTTGGGGTGAAGATGGTTTATGTGATATAGGAATTACAAGAGTTGATTTTGATTTAAGAGATTTTGGTATTGAAATCACACCACACTCAATTTTTATGGGTTCAATATTTTCTACACCCGAAGAAGATTATTTGAAAACAAATTGTAAACCAAAAAAAGATACAGGAAATCTCTGTGATTTGGTTACAGCTCCTGGAACAATTTTAGCAATAAGACAAACAATTGATTATGATGTTGACGGAAGACCGATATTAGAACAATTTCCATTACCTGAAGGAGGAAAAGTTATTGATGATAACGGAACTTGGTTGACGGAACTCCCAATGAATTTAGATTATGTTACAACTAATGAATTTGGAGAACAAATATTATCAAACGACCCAAAAATAGGAATACCAACAAAAGGTAGATATAGATTCAGAATCCAATATCAAAACGAAGCGGGATTAGAAAACAACATATTAAGAGCAGATTATTTAGTTCCAAACATTAAAGAATGGGGATGGACATCCACAAATCCACCCGCAGGTTCTGTTGCACAAAACAAATCCTACGCATTTAGTTTGGATTGGAATGATTATGGTGATGCAACAACATCGCAAGGACTTCAAATGATTAGTGAAGCAATTAATTGTGAAGATAGATTCTATGAATTTAACTATAATAAAGTATATACCATAGCAAACTTCATTGACAGATGGAAATGGGGATATAATAGATTCAGACATTTAGGTATTAAAGAAATTACAGATAGAAGATGTACAACAACTAACAATCGTTTTCCTGTTAATGACGGGGTAAAGAATTTTGATTTTATATTTTTCTTATTCAATCTATTTGTTACTATATTTACACCTGTATTTGTTGCGTTAATACCTGTTTTACACGTATTGGCACTTGCTTGGCCAATATTGAAGTGGGCGTTGGCGATTGCGATACCTGCACTTTTAGTTTATTTGGCGGTTCAATCGGGTATTGCCGCATTTTCCGCATTTCCTGCTGTTGGGCTCACGGCAGTCTATGGGTTATCTGCGTTTGCGTTGGGTGCTGCTGCCACGTTGTTTGCAATCAAAGTATCGCCATTATTGACACAATTTAAGTTTAAAGGATTAACATTACCGATGATGTCCTATCCCGATTGTGAGGCTTGTGCTTGTGATGTTCCTGATACTGAAACTGATGAAATACAAGGTGGATTATTTGTAAGTGATGGGTCAAGTCAGGATACACAGTTTGGTGATTATACGGTAACATCAAGAAGTAGTAATTCTTTATTGGCTGACGTAAATTCAAATTTGTTTTGGGGGGGAGTACCAAATATTAATATTTGTTCATTTGATAGTAATGGAAACCAAATTACGAGTGGAGGGTACCCTACGTATTTTTGTGATATTGACCCAACAGAATATAGTGGTAACAATACCGTGGAAAACCAAAAATATCAAGCCGATAGTTATGGAATAAGATATGGGATTGCCGGATACCCAACTGCTCCTGAAATTGGCGTACCATTAGTTAGGGTTTTTAGTAATGATGAATATGTTGCACAAAGAGATGTTACATATGCACAATCTTTAAATCTTGCAAATTTAAAAACAAGATATTTTGATACGGCAACACCAAACCAAATTCAAACAGTAATCAATGGTAGTGCTCCGATTTATGATAATATGTTGATACTTTTACTTGACCAAGGAAGTTTGAGTCAACTAACACCGGGGTCTTTGGTTACATTTCATAATCCAGATAACATAAATGATAGAAACATAACAGGGTTAACAATATCTAATCAATTTGGTTCAAATGCAATAACAGGGTCTTCTTTCACCACTACGACAAACGTACCAATAACATACGCTAATCCTGTAGGTGGTACACCTGTAACTATAAATGTTGCGGTGTCAGGAACAACCGCAGAAAAAGAATATCTGTTTAAAACCGGAGTTGAATATTTTCAAGTAGTAACAGGTATGACGGCTTTAAATGCCGATTTAACCGCATTGGGAACACAGGTCTCTACAAACCCAAACCCTGCGTCACAATACGACCAATCAAGCCTTTTAAGAAAGTATTTTTTAAATAAACTACAGAATATATATTATGAACCCAATACTAATCAACCTAATAATGAAGAACTAATTAACCCACTAACAATAATTGGTGATAGTTGGAAAAATTTAGAAATAGTTTTCTTAGTAAGAGGGGTTGACCCATATAGTGATAAACAAAATATACAATATGACTTGTCAAGATTATTTGGTTATTCGTCGTATGGTACTGGTCCTATAATAAGTGGTGAATACTATTTAAACATACCTGTACAACCGAATACCGGAGTAGGTCAACCTTGGTATGTTAACTCACAAACACCCGAATCACACTCAGCCCCCTATTCAACATCAACACTGTATCACGAACCCTTTAATTTTCAAGTTGATAACACACAGTTTAGTTCTGTTACGTCTAGTACAATTAGATTTTATTCTTCATTGGATAAATCAACTACAGGATATCAAAGTACTTTTCCACAACCGTTAAGTTATTGGATAAATACATCAACAGTTTCTGATAATGGAATTGCAAACCAAAATTTAAAATTTTATGATACAGTTTATCAAGGTAATGTTGAAGGAGGTTCACTTTTAACATCAAATAAGACACCAGGAAATGATTTCAACCCATTAAGTAGTTTTCAAGGAAGAAATTACTCATTCACATATCAACAAACACTACCTTCATTGGGTGTTACTATCGCCGGACCAAACCCTAAATTAGTTTTTAGGTCGGATAGATTACCAACATCGGACAAACAACAAATATCAAATGGTAATATATCACATTTATTACATCAAAATGATAATTTTGCAATATATGTCTATAATAGTTCGGGGCCTTCCTCTAACTTTTTAGTTCAAGCTACTGACACATCTAATAATGCTCAAGATTTTGGACCAGATAATACAGGAGCAACAAGTAGTGTGTTATCTACTTTTGATTGTGCTGGAATGGTGCCACTTGATTGTTACCAAGTTGACCCCGCAACTAATAGTTTTACTGTAATTGACCCTTGTCCACAAAACGAAGACCCGACAAGAGTAAAAAATGGTTGTTATCAGTTTATTCAAAAACCATATATAGTTAACATAGTAAAAGATTTAAAAAACTTTTCAGAATGGAAGGCTAGATTTAGAATGATGTTTGGTGCTTGTAGAGGAATCTTTGCTCACGTTTTTCAAAACAATTGGGTTAATGGTACACTTTATATGTTTTCGTTTAAAAAACAATTAACCTTTAACATTTTAGGGCAACCCAAAAAGTATAAGTTTTGTGGAACTTATGATTCCATTTATAGACCAGGTCAAGGACCTGTTTTCTATACATCAGGAACAACAAACTCTTTCTTTTATAGGTCAACACCATATAATGGAACTGATTTTGTAGGTCAAGTACCACTAGAAGGAAATATTATTAACCCATCACAACAACCTGTTGATTTTGGAGGGGCAAATGAAAGAAATATATTGTTCCCAACAACAATAATGGATTTAGGTCCAAGAGATGAGTTCACACAAGAAATATGTGCAAACCCACAATTTCAAGGTTATATTGTTGATACAATTAAAACAACATCATTTAATGACACATCAGACCTTTTACAGTTATTTATTATATCAAGGCTTTTAAATACTAACTTCTTATCCGCATTAATTGGTTTAGGTGATGCGTCAATTAACAAAATGTTTTCTAGAAGTGATGACAGAATGGATGGTGACATTGTTCAATTATTTAGTATCAACTCTGAATATGGTGTTGCTGGATTTAGTGAAGATGAATACGATGGTGCAGGTGACATATATCTTGCAACATCAGGACCAGCAACTGTCGGTGTATTCTTTACATCAAGTACTGAAAACAGACTTGTTGTGAGTCCGGGAATAACTACATTTACCCCTACTCTTACAAATTAC